GGATTATCCGGCAGTCTTCAAAGGTAATAATGGATATGTGGATAAATACGAACAGCGAGTGGTTTTGTACGGGCTTAAGGGTAAGCCGGCTAATGTAAACTTGGCCTGGGGAGTAGAAGGCGATAAAACAAGGCTGATAACAGCCTATATCGAAGAGGAGAAATGATTTTGAAGATTAAGCAGTATGACAGAGTACAGTTGAAAGACGGTAGGATAGGCACTGTTGTCGAAGTATTCGGCGGCGGTGATGTTTTTGCTGTCGACTTTGGCAGCTCTCCTAAAGACTGGTCTTCTGATTTTGGTATAACGCGAGAGCACATCGAAAAAATAGTATAAATCACTGGTATAAATCAGTTATAGAGCACCTGCAAAGGTGCTTTTATATTGCCCTTTTTTAAAGTTTTTGCAGGGCTTAAAAGAACAAAAGGAACGTCCGGCTGGAGTAGACCAGCTTTAAAAAATCTAGATTGGAGAATCATAATGGAATTTTTGAGAAGTATTTTAGGTGAGGAGCTGTTCAAACAGCTCGAGGAGAAGTTAAAAGGCAATGACAAGGTTAAACTGGCCAACCTTGCCGACGGTGAATATGTGGCAAAAGCTAAGTTTACATCCCTCGAGGATAGTAACAAAGAGCTTAAGACACAGATTGATGACCGGGAGAAGCAGCTTGCGGATCTTAAGAAGACTGCAGGCAGCAGTGAGGAATTAAAAGCCAAGATAACCGAATTAGAGGCAGCTAACAAAACCGCCAAGGAAGATTATGAAGGGAAGCTTTTAAAGCAGACCTTTGATTTCAGCCTTGACAGCAAGCTCACCTCAAATAAGGTCAAAAATCCTAAAGCAGTAAAGGCCCTGCTGGATTTGGAAAAGATCACACTGGACGGAGATAAGCTGCTTGGACTTGAAGACCAGCTTACAGCACTTAAGACAAGCGACAGTTATCTCTTTGAAGTTGCCGGAGACACAGGCGGCGGCGGAAACCCTGGTGACACCAAGCCCCCTGCAGGAGAGTTGTCTGCGGATGAAGTATCCGCAATATGGGGAGGAACCCCTCCCACAAAATAGGAGGAAGAATAAATGCCAAACGCAATAGCATTAATCACAAAATACCTTGCCGAACTTGACAAGGTCTATAAGTTTACAAGTAAAACGTCAATCCTGGATGCACCGGCCTCAGCTATTAAACCTGCTGACGAAGCCAATGCAATCAAGATTGCAAAGATGGCCCTTCAGGGTCTTGGGGATTATGACAGAAACACCGGATATGTTTCCGGTGATGCCACCATCACATGGGAAACCCATACTTTCACCCAGGACAGGGGCAGAAAATTCAATGTTGACGTAATGGACAACATTGAAACAGCAAACATAGCTTTCGGTATGCTCGCAGGCGAGTTCGTCAGAACTAAAACAGTTCCTGAGTTCGATGCGTACAGAATGGCTGTATATGCAGCAAGCGCAGGCACCAAAGTTGGTGCGGATGTTACAACAGGAGCAAACGTTCTTGCTGCAATCGATGTTGCCTCAGCTCAAATGGATGAAGATGAAGTTCCTGAAGAAGGAAGACTCCTCTACCTCAGCGTAGCCTGGTACAACCTTCTCAAAGCAGCTCCTTCAATTGAAAGAAGAATCGGCAGCGGCAATGACAAGACTTTCGACAGAAGGTTTGAAGAGTTTGACGGCATGAAGATCATAAAGATGCCTAAAACCCGCTTCTATACCGCGATTACTCAGTATGATGGTTCTACAGGCGGACAGGAAGCCGGCGGATACATCAAAGAAGGATCCACAGGCAAAGATCAGAATATGCTTATGATTCACCCGAGCGCGGTGCTCCAGACAGTTAAGCATACTGTATCCAAGATCATCACTCCTGATGCCAACCAGTCATCCGATGGATACCTCTACTTCTTCAGAGCTTACCATGATGCTTTTGTTCTCGAGAACAAAACTGCAGGTATCTATTCACATCGCAAATCAACTTAAGGGAGATTGATCATGTTAATAACTCGTAAGGGAATTTACAAAGAAGTTACTGAGAATAAGTTCAGACAGATTTTTAAGGACCGGGGTTATGTCCCGGTTCCTGATGAACCTGAAGAGGATAAATCTCTCAGTGATTTGAAGTTTGATGAACTCAAGGAAACTGCTCTTGCAGAGGGGCTTGATATAACAGGTCTTAGAAGCAAGGAAGCCTTGATCTCATTGATAGAAGAAGGGAGAAAGGATAATGGTTGAAAATACTTATAATATTTTGGCCGAAGGCGTAAGTGCCGTTGATGACGGAACCCGCCTTAGTTCAATTCTCAACTCTATTGGCAAAGATCTCCAGGCATTGCTTTCAGGTGATTTTATATTAGTTGCAACTCCGGCAACCCTCGGCAGTTCAGCTGCTGTGGTTAATGCTGCGATTGCAAGTGATGCGGCTAAATTCACAAGAGAAGTCGCGGTAAAACTTGTCAACACTGCCGGAGAAAGCATAAGGACAAACGGATCCTTTGCCATAGCAGTTGCAGAAAATACTACCGGGAACGGTGTAGTTGCCATTGCTGAATCGGCTACCAGCGTAGAACTGGAAGACGGAGAAGGACTTGTGGCACTTGAGTACACCGGCGCCTGGGCAGCAGAAGACACAGCTACTCTGACAATAACCGGAGGAGAAGTTGCAGGCAAAGCTGTCACCAACAAGACAAGCGTTGATACGCTGGTCGCTTAGGGGGCATTATGAAAGTCCTGATGAAAATACACACAGGCTACGACAAAAAGGCTGTGCATCCAGGTGATATCCTTGAGGTTTCAGGTTTAACCGGAAAACGATGGATTGATGCGGGGTTTGCAGAAGAAATCAAGCCTGTTGAAAAACCTGTGGAAAAAGTAAAACGGAGCTATAAGAAGAAGGTGAAGTAAATGCCCTTGATAGTAGGAACAGACAGTTACATAACCCTGGTAGAAGCTGAGGCTTATCTTGCCGACTATATACTGCCGACAGATAAACAGTACGTTGTATGGGATGATCTGGCTGATTCAGTCAAGGAAATTCATCTTCGTTATGCTTGTCAGTCTATAGAGGCTGTTAAATTCACAGGAAAACGATATGAGGAAGACCAAGCGCTTTCATTTCCGAGAACATATTCATGGGGAACCCCTGAAGAAGTTCCGGAAGCAGTTAAGATCGCACAGGCATTTGAGGCTTTGGAGCTTAGTTCTCCGGGAGCTGACAGTGAAAAGTATGAGGCCCGGACCGGCGTAGTCAAAAGCTACAGCCTTAAAGGACTCGGGGGAGAAACTTTCAGGGATATAGTGCCTGGATCCTCCGGCATGCTATCACTATGCATTAAATCTCGGAGAGCCCAGTTACAGCTCTCAAAACTTGCAGGAGGCGGATATGATATCACTTAGCAGACTCTGCAAATATCTGACACAGGACATACAGTGGTCACAGATGAATGGCAGTGACAACTATGGAAAGCCTACATACTCGACTGCTGTAACAATAAAAGGGCGTAAACTTGGCAAGCAAAAGCTTGTAAAGGATCTTGAGGGCCGGGAGATTGTCTCTGACACTACTGTAATTGTAGTAGAAGGGGTGAGTACCGGAGACCTGATAGATGGAAGAGAAGTGCTTGCTGTTGAAGACGTGGTTACGTATGCCGGGCTGACACCTTACAGGGAGGTGATGCTGTGAGTAAATTCACACTTGAGTGGAGAGCTGAGAAATTGCTTGAAAACGTGAGAGATGAAGTTAAAACCGCGCTAAGAAAAAGTGGACTTGATTTAAAGCAACGCAGCAAAGACCAGGCTCCAATCGATACTGGGGATCTTAGAGGCAACTGTGCAGTTCTGGATGAAGATGGATATGTCCCCGGGGGGGATCCTTCGGTTACCCAGGATATAGACGGAAAGAGAGCCGAGCTTCAACCACCAAAGGCTCTTAGGGTCCGGGTAGGATATGCGCTGCCGTATGCACTAGCGCAACATGAGAATCTTGCACTTAACCATCCTATGGGCGGAAACGCTAAATATCTTGAATCGCCTTTTGAGGCGAACCGACAAAAATATGAAGACTTCATATACAAAGCTGTAGGAAAGGGGCTGAAGAAATGATGCTTGAAGACATTGCTGCATATCTGCAGTCAAAAGGTGTTGGTACATTAGGTACTGATATCCGGATATCATCCGAACCCAGCAGCCCTGATAAATGCATAACGCTATATGAGTACTCCGGCCAACCGCCTGATCTGTTGGCAGAACTTGAGTTCCCGGGCCTGCAGGTCAGATCCAGGGGAAAAAGCTGGAGTATCGCAAGAACGGCGCTAAGAAACGTTCAGAGTCAACTACAGAAGATAGGAAATGAGTTTTCGGATGAAAGTCCGGAAGGAATAACAATCAATGGGACTTATTACGCGGCAGTCTTTACCAATGGGGGAATCACTCCTCTTGGTGAAGACAGTAACGGACGGGTTCTGATTGTCCAGAATTATACAGTAATGAAGGGAGAATAACATGCCAAAACCATTACCACGAATTGGCGTTGACAAGGCTTTTTATGCACTGCTAACGCAGGATACAGACGCAGGAGTCGTATACGGAGCACCAGTTGCTATGCAGGGGATCAAGCAGATCGCTTACAATCCCAATGCACAGATGCAGGTCTACTATGCAGATGACGGCGCGTATACCACAATATCACAGGACGGAGACATCGACCTAGTCGTTACTCTGGCCGATTTAGATCCCGCAGTTTACGCTGCAATACTTGGTGTCGCTCAGAACGCAGCAAGTGGGGTCATAGACGAGGATAAAACCGATAATCCTCCGGAACTGGCCTTCGGGTACAGAACTCAGAAGAGTAACGGTGAATACCGGTACATCTGGGTACTCAAAGGTAAATTCTCTAAACCTGCTCTTGATGCTCAGACCAAATCAAACAGCATCAGCGCTCAGGAAAGAGAACTTAACTTCAAGGGCCTAAACAGAGACTATGATGGCAAGAAACGCAGACGCGTTGACAGCGATGATGTTCTTCTGCCGGTAGGTCTTACAAACACAGCTCTTGTAAATAGCTCAACCGGTTGGTTTTCCAATCCGGATTATGTTCCTGTAGCACCAGGCACACCGCTTGCTGATGTAGCAGCAGTAGTCAGCGCAGCCACTAATGGTGGTATTGATCTGACCTTTACAGCTCCTACTGGCGCAACAAGTGTCAAAGCTCAGGTTAGAGATTCAGCAGTAGGAACATGGGTAACAGCTGCAACTCTTGGAACAATAACCGGAACAAGCACTACGGCAACTATTACAGGGCTCACCGAGGGTAACACCTATGATTGCAGACTTGTAGTTATTGGCGGAGCAAGCAACGGAATCTCTAATGTTGACGATGCCCCGGCAAAAGCAGCATAGAGAAAAGACAGAAAAACTAAATAAGCGGCCGTCGTTTTTTATGGCGGCCGTTTTTTATTAAGGAAGGATGATTGGAAAATGCCTAAAAATGAAGCGAACAAAATATATGTAAATGAATATCCGGTAAAGATAGGTCAAGAAGACCACAAGCTCCGGTTCGACCTGGAGGCTTTTGCCGCTTTGGAAGAAGCCGGCTACGAATATGAGCAGATAGTTGATATGGCAACAAAAATAAGCTTTAAGACAACCGCCACGCTGCTATGGGCCGGAACTAAACATGAAAAACACGATTTAACTGAAAAAGATATTTCTCAAATGATAGATATAAAAGGCTTTATAAGCTGTCAGAAGACTATACAGATCGCACTTATGAATGCGCTTCCTCTTGATGCGCCCGGAGAGAACGAACCAAAAAAGCAAGACCCGGAGACGAAGAACCAGGAATAGCGTATCTGGGATTATACGATGTATTCGTATTGGAACTGGGGATGTCTGATGCTGATTTCTGGCGGCTGACTCCCAAAAAAGCATATTGGATATTAAACTACCAAAGGAAAATAAAAGAAGAGGCTGAAAACCCAAGAGGTCCTCTTGTTTATGTAGACGAAATCGAAGACTGAAAGGAAGGCGAAAAGCATGTCAAAATATGTAGGCGAAACCTATGTTGATATAGGCGCCGACCTTACTAAACTTAAAAAAGGCCTTAACGAGGCTAAGCTTGAGACAGAGAAAACCGCCAAGACAATGGGAGATAAGCTGACTTCTCTTGGGGGAAGCATGTCCAAGTTGGGTAAAGGCCTTACTCTTGGTGTCACAGTGCCTATTATCGGAGTTGGAGCGGCAGTTACTAAAATGGCAATGGACGCAGAGGAAAGTGAGAACCTTTTTACCGTATCCATGGGGAATATGGCAGACAGTGCCCGCAAATGGAGTGAGGATCTTAGAGAACAACTTGGACTGAATGAGTATGAAACCCGGAAAATGATGTCCACATTTAATGTAATGCTGGACTCCATGGGACTCAGTGAGCAGGCGGCATATGACATGAGCAAAGGGATGACCCAGCTAGCTTATGACATGGCCAGTTTCTACGATCTTGATCCGGGGGATACCTTCACCAAGCTTTCAGCAGGATTATCCGGAGAAGCAGAACCACTGAAACGGCTGGGGATACTTGTAAATGACACAACCATAAAGACAGCAGCATATGAACATGGAATTGCAGAACTTGGAGCCGAACTCACTGAAACACAAAAAGTTCAGGCCCGGTATCTTGCTATTATGGATCAGACAAGCAAAGCCCAGGGAGATATGGCCAGAACTCTTGACAGCCCTACCAATCAGCTTAGAATACTCAAAGATGAACTGAAACAGGCGGGTATTGAATTCGGGCAGGTACTTCTTCCTGTTCTGCAGGAGGGCATAAAAGTAATAAGAAGCTTCACAAGCTGGCTTGCTGATTTAAATGAAGAACAAAAAGAAAACATAGTCAAATGGGCGGCTATTGCGGCTGCATTAGGCCCGGTGCTCTTTGGAGTTGGTAAGATGCTTGTTGCAATACCACAGATAGCCAAGGCGTTTACTTTGCTAAAACCCGTTCTGGTTGCAGCCAAAGCAGATCTGCTTGCATTGCTTACAAACCCGGTTGTTCTAGGGCTTGCAGCTCTTGCAGCTATTATTACCACAATAATAATAAAAGCAAAGCATGTCCGGGAAGCTAAAGAGGAGATTGCCCGGAACTATGAAGATATGCAGCGACTGCATAATGAGTATGTTAATAAAATGGCGGCTGAAGCAAAAGCAGCTGTCCATGAAGAGTATGAAGGCTACAGAAAATTAGCTGAAGATAAATATACCGCCCGTGTAAATGCAAGTGAGCGGGAAATGCACCTACTAAGAGACCAGCATGCAGCTGAAGTTGAAATGTCTAAACGAGCTCTTGAAGACCAGTTAGAACACCTTGAGGACGTTCATGAAGCAGCTAAAAGCGCTATTGATGAAGAGTACGGAATTTACAGCAAGCATGTAGACAGCAAGATGGATCTTGTAAATGAGTTCTATGATGCAGAAGTGGCTAAGGCAACAGAAGCCCATAACGAAAAAATAAGATTGCTGGATGAAGAGCTCGAACGTCAGACCGCAGCTATAGACAGAGAAAGTGCATTAGCCATTGGTGGAATAGAAGACCAGATGGCATTACTTGAAGGGGCTACTGCAGCAGAGATAGCAGAGAAGCGTGCCACAAGAGAAGCAAGCGCAGCAATAGATCTGGAATCGCTAATAGCAGCTGAACAGGACAAGGAAGCAAGAGCTGCCCTAGTAGCTGAACGCGAAGCGCTTATAGCGAGTGTTGTTGCAGCAAGCGCAGACAAGAATCTTGCAAAACAGAAATGGGCTCTTCAGGAACTTATCCTTGAAGAAAAGATAAAAGCTGTAGAACGTAAGATCGAAGCCGAAAAATTAAATGCAGAAATGGTAACTGCACTTGAAAACCGGATTACTGATGAAATAACCGCGCTTAATGGTAAAAGGGACTCAGAGCTTCAGATACTCGAGACTGAACGCCAGAACAAACAAGCAACAGAAGATGCTAAGTATGAATCAACTAAAAACAGCATCACTGATCAGATTGCAGAATATGAACGCGGAGGCAGCGCACAGCAGAGGCAGAACCGCAAAGATGAAATAGCTAAACAGGTATCCGAAGATGCAAAACTTGCAGCAGTTCGTAACAGAGTCGATGCTGAGATATCGGAATTAAACCGGATTGAAACAGAAAAAGCAAACCTATCCGCAGCCGCAGCCGCAAGAGAAGCAGAGGCGGATAAAGATAATAAGGTCCAGGAACTATTGCGCTTATATCAGACTACGAATACAGAAATGACGGATTACACCAAGCAGATGCAAGATAAGCACTGGCTTGTGCAAGGACTTGATGGGTGGAGCGGCGAGAGTAAAGCAATCCTAAACCAATACGAAAGAGAAATGGACCGGATCGCAGGGCAGCTTAAAAACTTAGGATCCGCGGGATTTGCAGATTACGAACAAGAAAAAGATAAAGATGGCTTTTTCTCATTCCAGCCGGTGAAAGACTATTTCAACGGGGTGGGTTCTATGTTAGGATTTGCCAGCGGCGGAGTGGTAACAAAACCAACAATGGCAATGGTCGGAGAATCAGGTCCTGAGATGATCATACCCCAGGACAGATTTAATGAGGTAATAAGAGCCGCTCAGAGCGCTTCCCAGGGCTTCGGTGGAGGTTCCGGCGGACAAGTTGAACACCGACATTCCGGAGAGATAAAAGTCAAAGGAATCAACGACAGAGGCCAGTTGGTGGACACTATAAACCTTACAGTAAAAGATATTCTAAGACAGGAGATGAGACAATATGGCTAAGCTTTATGACAGCAGTGATAACCTCCTGTCCAAGTCCGTTCAGGTGGTTCCGGCAAAGCCGGGGATAAAGGTGGAAAACGTTCTGCTTGACGGCCAGACGGACATTCAGATAATCGGTGACTACCGGCAGGAGTTTGAAGTAGCGTTTTACTGTCCTTATGCTGAGATGGAGGCCATCCAGGAGATCTCAGCCACCGGGGATACTGTAAAATTAACTCAGGAAGGTACTGATTATACCTGCAATATATTAGGTGCTCCGGACTTTAGGCTGTCCAATAGAGGAATAGCAGCGAACAGATATTATGAAGGCAAAATGACTCTTGGCAAAGTTGTAGAGTAGATAGGATAAATAATGAGCAGGTATGTACCGACAGCGCTTAAAAATCGAATACATGAGCAGTACCGGACACCTGCAAACAATTCTGATCCGAGACTTGAGGTCATTATTGCCCGTGCCCGGTATTCTGTTACTGATACAAGCCAATTTCAGGTAGACACCATCATTGAAAAGGAAGGCCTCGGGGATCTTGGGGTTGACCTGAAGAGAGAAAATATAAACAAAGCTCCTACTGATCTGTATCTTGTGCATGATGACAACGGCAGCATTAAGACTATGACAAGGAAAATGCCGGCCGTACCATCAAATGAATGGGTTGAAGGGGCTGTAATATCTGCAGGATCATTCTGCAGATTAGCTTTTAACGGTGACTGGCGCTGGAGCGAAAAGAAAGCAAAATATTTATTTGAAACAGAAGGGGATCCTTTTATATTCTTCACTGATGCAAGCGACAACCTCCAAGTGCAGACCTGGGAGAGCGATGCAGACAGAGAGCAGCTGGCCACAACAGTTACAGTATCCATGGACTGCATACGTGGTTGGCGCGAACCAAAGAGCACCGGCAATGATCAGGGATTTATTGTTGCTTACATAAAGACAGACGGCAAATGCTATTACAGGCAGTATTTATGGAATGGCACAACTGAAGAGTATGAATGGCAAAGCGAAACGGCCCTTACAATAACCGGAGTTACGGATCCTTTTACAAAGGTGGAGCTTTTCAGGACGACCGATTATCGCATGGGCTTCACAGTAACCACAGACGCGGACGAAGTATACTGGGCAATAACAAGCAGACAATGGGCTGGTTTAGCAGTAAGACCAGATACCCTGGAAGCCGCGCTGACGGATTACGCAATAACGCGGACACTAATAACATTTATAGATGCATATAGCCCCGAAGAATCCCTGGAAGCCGCGCTGACGGGCTATACCCTGGCCCGATTATTCGGCGGGGACCTATTGATGGAGAGCGCAGAGAATATAGATAATGGCTCCGGAGATTACGGTTATAAAATTGAGATAACCTTAAATGATCAGGCCTTCGATGTTTCCGGCCAACATGCGAAGTTTTCAGTGGAAGATGAAGACACAACAAGTTATCCACCAACGGCCGTGGAGATAAAAACCGGAACGGGTAACAAAGTTTTAATTTTAACCTGTGCAGACTTTAATGGAGCATACGGCAAAGATATAACAATTACATATACATATGCATCCGGCGGAATAACCGGAGAAGCAGACCAGGACATGATCACCCAGGATATAACATTTACACCGACAGACCTGGTCGAGCCAGTATATGATCCGCCCGCTTATGACTATGCGGAGAACATAGAAGGGAGCGAATTATAATGCCAGAAAAAGGAAAAATCATTCGCGTTGTTTTTGATACCGATGATTTACAATATAGCAGCATAGCAGGGAACGAAGACAAGTTCACGGTTTCAGCAACCGAAAAGAAATTCGTGCCAGGCGGCTCGGACGTTTCCACAGAATACACGGTGGAAGAAATAGATGGGGACCTTATAAGAGGGCAAAAAAAAGACTTTGAAGACGGGAACGAAACAGATGTAAACGCAAAGGAAGAAAACTTACAGTTAGCCGCAGCGGGAGCCGCAGAAGCGTTAGGAGCGACAGGCGTAAATTATTCTTATCTTACATCAAGTTACGGCCAATGCTTTACAGTAGGGACTGGCAAAAAATTTCAATTAAAATCATTTAAAATGAGTAACTATTATAGCGGCAGGTACTGGACGGCAGCCTTACATAAAAGCGACTCCGCAAACTGGATAACAGACGCGACAACTTTAGTCTGGAGTAAAGAATTTACTGATTGCACATCTGGAGAGCAAGTTTTTGATGTAACAGCTGAAGACCTTGTACTTGAAGAAGGGGACTACTGGCTGGGATTGGTAAGCAACGGCAATTCAAGATTTAACTGTTTCCTCGGCGCTTCATACCCGTATAACCACAGCGAAGGCGCGTCATATATTACTATAATAGGGAGAAAAACTTACACCCAGACAACCTTATATACAAACGCTTACTGCTACCCGTATGCTATAACTTTCCAAGAAGTAGCATTTGAGACAAGCGG